CTGCCAGGGGACGCCGGTGCCGACGCTGGTCGCGATCGACGAGTTCTCGGCGATCAGCGCCGGTGGCGTGGCGCGGCTGTTCGGGCGCGCCCGCGCTGCCGGATTCAGCCTGTTGCTGGCGACGCAGCCGGGGATTTTGCGTCGCCGGTCAACGACGGCGGCTGCTCAATGACGATGTACTGGTCGCAACCGTCCCGCGCGGCGGGAGGTCCGGCGTCCGTGAGGGGTTCGGTCGTGATCTCGCCAGTCGCCCGATCATGGGTGGCGACCGCGACCTCGCCGAGCCACGCGGCCGGGTCCTGGAGAGCCCGTGCGATTGCCGTCGCGCTTATCCGTGGCGTGATCGTCAGGGCCGACTCCGTCCGGTGCAACTCGAACTGGTCGAACCAAGAGCGCAGCGCGGCGTTGAGGCGCGGGACGTCGTCTCCGGCATCGTTGACCTGCCCGGAGAGCACGGCCCACATCCGCGAGAGCACGTCGCCGTCGGTTTGCTCTGGCTCGTAGTTCAGGGCGTCGAGCGCCGCGTCCAGACGAGTTCGCGCAGATGTTGCGTCGGCGCGCTTGTTGCGAACCGCCGTCAAGTTGATGTCGGCGGCCACGTCGTCGCCATCTGCAAGGTAACGCTCGTAGAGGCGCTGAGCCTTCTGCGCAACTCGATCGGCTTCATCTGCCTCTCGACGTGCTTCTGAGGCGATCTGAGAGAGCCGCTGACGCCCCGCGGTGCGTCCGGCGTCCAGTTGCCCCGCAAGGATCTCGGCGGACGCGAGGATCTCTCCAAGCCCGTCGAGCACGATGCGGTCCGCCGCGATTGCGTCAATCGGGGTCGCGGGGCAGTACTCAGCCGAGTCCGAGTGGTTGACCTTGTGCGCCTTGCACTCGTATGTGCGGGCGCGGGTACCGTCGAGGCGCGGTCGCCCGGTGTAGGAGGTCAACGGTCCCCCGCAGAGTCCGCATCGAGCTAGTTCGCTCAGCAGGAATTTGGCCGCAGGCCGTCCGACACGACGGCGGGTCGCGTTGCCGCGTTCTCGCCGTTCAGCCCGCAGCCGGTAAAAGTGCTCAGGCTCGACGTAGCGCGGCCACTGGGCCGACGCTGCCAGCGTCTCGCCATTGTGGACGACGATCCCGGCGTAAAACTCGTTGTCGAGGATTTGACCCACTCGACAGGCGTCGAACGGGCGCCGCTTGCCGTCCTTGCAGTACGGGGCGGTCGTGAACTTGCGCAGACTGCACTCCTGCTGTATCTGCTCGGCGGTGTAGCCCTGGAGAGCGAGGTCCCAAATCAGCCCGATCACCTCGCCGCGCTCCGGATCCTTGAGGACTGTGCGGATCACCCGGCCGTGGTCGTCCACGTCGCGCGTGACGACGTAGCCATCGGGGAGGATTCGCCCGGTCCACTCGCCACGTTCGGCCGCGCGACGTAAGCCGTCCTTGGTCGCTTGGCTCTTGCGCTTGGAGTCCTCGTTGTTGCGCTGGCCCGTCACGACGGCATAGAGCAGGTCCTCGAACGTTTGCGGGTCCTGTACCGAGCGGATCGTCACGTCCCCCTTGAGTCCCCACAGCGCGTATTCGACGGTGTGCTTGGACTGCTTGCCGTCCCCACGGCTGAGCCGGTCCGAGTGCTGCACGATGAGGGCGCAGCCTCCGTCCTCCGTGGCGATGCGCTCGCACTCCGCCAGCGCAGCGGCTAGCCCAGGACCACGGTCGCCGGAGTACGCGGAGAACGCCTCGTCGCTGAACTCGGCAGCGACGTGCCAGCCTTCGCGCTCGGCCAGCGCGCGGCCGTCCGCTAGCTGCGTCGAGATCGAGCCGCGACGATCCTCTGTCGATTTTGCGGCGTAAAGGACGGCTTGGGCGCTCATCGCCGTTCCTCGGCCTTCCGGTCGGCCTCAAGCAACTTGCGCACAGCGTCGCGAATCACCTGGGCGCGTGCCTTGCCGTCCCGCACCGCGATGCGGTCAAGCTCCGCGAGCCAAGGCTCAGGGATGCCGACGAGGATCTTGCGTAGCTGACGTGAAGCGACGATATCGGAAGTATATCTCATGCTGCGGCGTTCCGAGGCTGCGCTCGCCGCTGTGCGCTAGCTATACAACCTTGCCCGCGAACAGGCCGAAGAGAGCGGCCAGCGATGAACTCGCTGCGCCGAACAGCCACGAGTCTGCAGCCGACTCGCTCGCTGTTGGACTTGGGAACGCAAACGACAAAACGACCGCTAGGACGAAGAAAACAAACGTCAAACCCAACAGCAGGAGGACGGCCACCTTGAAGAAGGGACTCAGACTGAGAGAGGCCGCCGCCGCGCCCTCGCTATTCACCGCACGCGCTTCTAGCTAGGCGCTTGATTGCGCAGCAGCCTGCGCTTCGGCGCGTGCTGGCTGTAGAACGATCTTTCCGTCACGCTCGACGACGACCTCGGTAGTCACCTTGGGCGACGTCGTAAAGACGGCCTTCGCGATACCTTCGGCCATTCGTAGGCGGGGATGTTTACTTGCGGCCTTCATCACAAGTAAAGGATAGCGGTCGCCGCAACGCCAAGCAACCGCTACTCGGCGTCCGATTCTTCCGGTTCTTCCGTTTGCGACTTCTTCATCTCGTCGATCTCGGCCTGCATCTTGCTCAGCACGTCCCCGGGCTCGTCGTCGTCGTCGTTCAACGTCCAAGCGCTAAGCACTTGCGCGGGGCCATGAGGGGTCCCACCTTTGTATCCCGCGATGATCACGGCCAGCTCATCGAAGCCCAATGTATGGAGCGACGACGGATGGAAGGCCCTTTCGGGCTTGTATTGCCTGTCGCTCAGTGCCCGCACGAGCTGCGCCACTGCGCGTTCGAGGCGTGTGATGCGTTCTTCTGGGGTTAGCTCAGCCATGGGGATTTCGCCCGGTAGAGGACGCGCGACAGATGCTAGTCAGTCGTGCGCTCGCGCGCCGACTCTCCCAACGTCACAGGTCCAGTTGCGCGCGCTCGCCGAACTACGGCGTCCCGTAGCGTAGCTCGCATCAGCCGAAGCCGTGTCTGACTTGCCCAACAAACACAGGACCTCACTGCTACTTACTAATAACTAGCTCGGCCGCGCGAAAAGATGTGACACGCTTTTTATATCCTGGCCCCCAAGACGCTATACTTTTGCGTCAGTCGCTTCGGTACCGCCCAAGTTGAAGGGCCAGACTGAAGTCACTTGAAGGGTGCGCTCGGTCCCGCCCGTCTTTTAGGGCCAGGCTGTGAGACCACTCGGATACGTAGTCCTCTTATCCGATGGGGTTTCAACCGTGACCGAACCGAAGCACAAGCAGCCAAGCACGAAGTTCATCTTCCCGCTGCCGCAGTCCCAACTTGACGACCTCCGTGCCGTAAGCCGCCGCACAAAGACACCGGTCGCGAGACTCATCCGCCGCGCACTCGACCGCGAACTGAAGACAGACGTAGAACTCGCACCGCTCGTGCGAGTGATCGCCTCCGATCCGACCATTGCGCTGGCCTGGGTCGCCTTGATGGAGCAGGTCGAGAGCGATCAGTCGCGTTCGCCAGCAGAGAAGGAGCTTGCACGCACGTACGCCCGGATCGTGACGGCAGGTCAGGATAGGTGTCAAGCGCAGCGGCGCTCATGCGGCCGCCTTCCCGCGGTTGAGCTTCCAACACTGGAGACAAACCCTCCAAAGTTCCTGCGTTGGCTCTAGGCCGCAATCGCGACAAAGCTCTGGCGTGGGTGCAGGATGCTTGCCCCGACGAGTGGGCTTTGGCACCTCGATAAGCGACAACTGGGCGGGGTTCATTGCTGCCCCTTCGGGCGCCACGAAGTACGACGGTCGAGCCAACCGGCGACTTCCGTGCGATCGAATCGAAGGTCGCGCGGCCCGAGCCTCACCACGGGGATCTCGCTGCGGCGCGCTAGCGCCCACACCCTTTGGCGCGGTACACCGAGCATTTGGGCGACCTCGCGCGCGGTCAGTAGAACGTTGGCGTCGGTGGTACCGCTGCGACGGCTAAGCCGGTCGGCGACGCGATCAGCCACCCGATCGGGAAGCACCATGACCTGCGCATCGGTGGGCGTGAGGTCCATTCCTACTCGCCGGCGCCGCTACAAACGTGGCTGGCGCGGTCCGTCTCGGACTCGTGCGCGTAAAAGACACCGTTGCCCAGTTCCCGCATCGAGTCCACGGGGTCGGCGCCGTTCGCGACGCGCGTTCGATGGGGCGGCCACGGCGACCCACGGCGGCGACTTACTAGCCCTGATGCGGGAGCGCCGGCAGCGCGGGCACTCGGAGCGCGACACGACCACTCTCGGCGCGCGAATCATGCTGGCGGTTGGCTCGGGCACCGACTACGACGTCGCGGTAGAGCAGGCTCTTGCCGAGGTCGCAACGCGGGCATCTGCACCCGCGCCGGGGATTCGCTTTATGTCGGCTGCGGAACTGCGCCGCACGACACCCGACGAGCCCGATTGGCTGTGGGACGGCTACATCGCTAGCGGCTGGCTGACCCTACTAGGTGGCAAGCCGAAGGCTGGGAAGTCAACGCTTCAGAGCGCGCTCGTCGAGGCGTGCGTGTCCCGCGCGCCGTCGTTTCTCGGGAGAGCCGTGAGCGGCGGTCCAGTCGTCGTCGTCACGGAAGAAGGCGCGGTGACGGCGCTCAACAAACTCCCGGCGAGCGACGACGTTCGCATCCTCGTGCGTGAACACGCCTGGCCGAAGCCGACTTTTCCCGACCTCATCGCCGCGGCCGTTGACGAAGCCGAGCGCGTCGGCGCAAAGCTGCTCGTGGTGGACTCGTTCGCGTTCTGGGCGCAGCTTGGAGCGGATGCCGAGAAGGACGCCGGAGCGGTGCAGTCGGCGATGGCGCCGCTGCTTGAGGCAGCGTCGGCAAAGCTCGCGCCGCTGCTGATCTGCCACCAGCGCAAGGCACCCGGGGATGGCGGAGATGCGTTGCGGGGCAGCGGGGCGATTGCGGCCAACGCCGACATGATCCTGGAGTACGAGCGCATGACCGGGGATACGTCCCCGCATCAGCGCCAACTACTCGCGGTAGGGCGCTGGGCATCGACGCCGCCGCTGCTCGTCGTGGACTACGACCCGCAGGAAGGCAGCTGGCGAGTCGTTGGGGAAGGTCAAGGACGCGGGGATGGTGAGCGGTTCGCTTGGCGTGAGCGACTGACTGCCGCGCTGCCACCGTGCGAGCCCGGCGCCACTTACGCCGAACTCGGGGAGCTAGTCGGCGCGCAGAAGGCTAAGTGGCTGGGCGAACTAAATGCGCTCGTTGCCGATGGCACGATCCAGACCGCGGGCGACGGTAAACGTGGCTCTCCGAAGCGCTTCTGGCGCGCTGCGGTTTCCGTTCCAGCTTTCCGTTCTGAGCCTGAAACGGAAAGGAATGGAAACGCTGATCTGTTTCCGTTTTCCGTTATAGAGAACGGAAACGGAAACAGCATCCAGCAAACCGTTCCGGCGGCCGTAACGGAAACGGATAACGGCGACCTTGACGCCGACCGCGAAATCGATCGCGTAGCGGAGAAGTTCGGGGACCTGTTCACTACCGCGGACGGGATCAGCGCATGAGCGTCGATCTCAAACGGCAGCAGACATGCCGCGGCGACGTAGTAGCGCTCTGCGCGCTCGGACGTCGGCTCTGGCACGAGGAATCGCGGCAAGACGATTGGATCGGTGAAGCGGAGCGCAGCCTGATCGCGCGCTTGATCGCTCCGTTCTGGATCGCGCTGGATACGGACCGCCAAGGCGAGGTCCGGCAGATCATCGCCAATGAGCTTGACGATCCCGAGTTCGCGTTCACTGGGCTCGACTCGATGGTCCGTGACTCGCGTCTAAGAATGTGGCTCAGCGCTCAAAGCGACCTGTCGCTGGGTGACGCAATCGGCTACCTCGTGACCGGCGAAGCGCCGGCATCGCAAGCGGAGGTCAGCCGATGACGTCTGATGTCGCTACACCCGAAGCCAGCAAGGCACTCGCTGCGCCGGGTTGCCGCTGCGATCAACCCGTCGCGGACCTGACAGCGCACTGCATACGGTGCGGGCGACGTATTCGCTCGATCGTGTGTGATCGCTGCGGCGGGACCGACCTAGTCGAGATCGAACACCATGGCGACATTGCCGTCATCCGCTGCGAAGCGTGTCGGTATGCCGGTAGACGTCCGACCGTTGCACGGCATAGGCGGATCGTCACAACGCCCGCGGCAAGGGATGGTGAGCGATGACCTGCCTACTCGGGAAGGGAGTCATTCCTTGCGAATCGCAAAGCGAAAAGCACGGCGGCGCGCTCGGAGCGCAGCCAAGGCAGTCGCCGCCACGCGCCGAGAAATCGGCACTGGGTTTGCCGATGTTCACTACTAACGGGTCATCGCGAGCCGTCAGCGCAACCACTCCAAGCCATCCCGGTAGGCAACGCGTTGACGGCAGAGCGACATCGTCGGCCGCGCCCTGCGTGCTGGGGTCCCCCCGCGTTGCGAGCGGACCATCGCTCGCCGCACAAGCGACACATACCCGGCGCCCAGGGCAAAAGCCTGTCGCGACCTCGGCGCCACCCTTCGATCCCGACGCGGGCCTTCTTGGCAATCCCAGGTCATTTTTTGGGGGCTCTCGTGGGTGAGATCCCCGCAAAATCAGCCCGCGGGCACCGAACTAAGCCGCGTAATGATCGCGTTTCTACGCCAATTTCGTCCGGTTTGACCGCGATTAACGCGCCCCGCGAACTCGGTTCAGCGGGTCGCCGCGCGTGGTATTCGGCTCGACGCTCGGCGCCGTGGCTCGATGGCGGGGGCGATGAGTTGCTGCTGCGTCGGTTCGCTGCGTTGCACGATGAACGCGCAAATCTTGAAGCTGAGATCGCGGAGCATGGCCGCTTCACGGTCGGCAGCATGGGTCAGCAGGTCGAGCACCCGGCCGTCCGCATGCTTGTTTCATTGGACGAGCGAACGTTGAAGTTCGCGAGCGCGTTGGGGATCGGCCCGGTTGCGCGCCGCCGGCTGACCGGGCGGTTTGATGCCCCACGCGAGCGTCCTCAGTTGGCGACCGTGACGGACATCTACGCCGCGGCGGAGCGGAGCGGATGAGGACGATCGAGGACGTTATCCCGGAGCGCAACCGCACGCTCGCGCCGCAGGTCATCGACTGGGCTCACGAGTACCTGCGCCAGCCCTACGACGGCGAACCGTTGCGGCTGTCCGTTGAGATGATGCGCATTCTCGCGCGGTGGTACGCGATCGACAACGAGGGTCGGTTCGTCTACCGGCGGGGCGCAGTGCGCCGGATGAAGGGCTGGGCCAAGAGCTATCTCGCAGCCGTCCTAGGCGCGGTCGAGTTGTGTGGCCCATGTCGTTTCGGTGACTGGGATGCGGGAGGAATGCCGGTCGCCGTCCCCCACCCGGAACCGTGGGTGCAGGCTGGCGCGGTCAGTCAGGACCAGACTCGAAACACGACCCGATATCTCCAGTCGATCTTCTCCGACAGGGCGATCTCCGAGTACGGCATCGAGTTAGGGCAGACGATCGTTCACACACGCACCGGGACCCTTGAGGCGGTCACATCGAACCCTCGCGCGCTTGAGGGTAGCCGCCCCAGCTTCACGATCTTGGACGAAACGCAAGAGTGGATCGAGAGCAACCGCGGTCTAGAAATGGCGGCCGTGATTCGCCGCAACTTGGCGAAACTCGGGGACGCCCGCAGCCTTGAAACGTGCAACGCACACCGTCCCGACGAAGGGTCCGTGGCCGAGTTGACCTATCTCGCATGGCAAGCAGCCGACGGGAATCCCCACGGGCTGATGTACGACTCGCTAGAGGGTCCCCCCGTTGAAGACCTCGGAGACCTCAACGCATTGCGAGCCGCGCTTGACGTGGCTCGCGGCGACTCGACCTGGCTTGACGTGGACCGCCTCGCGGCGGAGTGCCAAGACCCCGCGACGCTCGCGTCTACCGCTCGCCGGTACTACCTCAATCAGATCGCGGTCGCTGAGGATGAAAGGTGGATGGATCGCGAACTGTGGGAGGCCGCCGCCCGTCCCGACGTGCGTATTCCTCAGGGGGCACAGATCACCGTCGGATTTGACGGCTCGCGGACCGGCGACTGGACCGCAGTCGTGGCGTGCTGGATCAAGAAGAACGGGACTCGCCACATTGACGTCGTGCAGGTGTGGAAGCCGAGCGGCCCTGACTCCCCCGTGCCCGTGCTTGAGGTGGAGAACGCGATCCGCGTTTGCTTTGAGCGCTGGTCCGTGCGGGAGGTCATCGCGGACCCGACCTACTGGGCGCGCTCGCTGGAGATTCTCGATAACGAGCACCGCGGTCGCATCGTCGCCTACCCACCGCAACGCGTCACAGCGATGGTCCGCGCCGCGGAGCAATTCGCCCAGGCGATCGCGACCGGCACGCTGACGCATAGCGGGGACGCGGATCTAACGCAAGCGGCGCTCAACGCCGTCGCGAAGGAAACGCGTTACGGCTCGCAGCTTCAGAAGCGCCGCCGCGCCGAGAAAATCGACCCGCTGATCGCCGCGGTGATGGCTCACGAGCGGTCCGTCTACCACCAACACAGCGCCGCCCAAGTCCTTACAGGCGATCAGATCCTCTACGGCGTCGATCTAGAGACACCGCTCGACGTGCTCCGCCAGCAAGACGAACTCGCGGCGGCGGAGGAAGACCGCGAACGCGCCGAGGCGCTAGCAGTAGTCGAGCAACTCAAAGCGATGGTGGGCGCGTGAGCATCGTCCGCAACATCGTGAAAGAGGTCCGGCCGGACCCGAGCGAGGGTCTGACCCTTGAGGGGTTCGCGCTGAATCTGGTCCTCGCCGGGACGCCTGAGAAGGAGATGCTGGCTCTGCTCTCGGCCCGAGCCAAAAAGCTTGAGGCGCAGCGCGCAGCGGAGTGGCAGTCGCGCGAGAAGTTCGCCAAGGCCGCCGAGAGGCGACAAATGAGGATCGACGGTGCTCACGCGGCCGTCGCTCGCCTTTGGGTCGTCCTTGGTTGGCACGAGGGCTCTCCGGATGACAGCGGGCCGGTCTTCTCGGTCAATGCCCCGTCTTCACCCCTTTACGGCGAGCGGCCACGTAGCCGCCTCGATATCGACTGAACGACAGGAGAAAAACACGATGACTATTAGGACCCCCGACTCGGAGCGCCTGGCCCGTTTGGAACGGCTCTGCGCAGCGTTGGCTTTGCAGGCATACGGAGAGTCAGCCGTCGCAAGCGGGCTCGGCATTACCGCCCGCACGATGCGACTCCGCGCCCAGCAGGATGCGGCCGCGATCCTGAGAGAGCAGGCGCAGCCGGTATTGGAAACGAGGGCCGTAGCGTGAGCGTCGCGGAGCAGGGCAGGAGCGTGGCCGTGCCGACACCCCTGCGGAACCCCGATCAGCTGGCCGTTACGCAGGGGGAAGGTAACGAGATTGCGCGGTCCGTCGTGGAGTTGCTGGCCCGAGTCGAGATGCTTGAGAGCCAACTCCGCGCGGTGGCGAGTGTGTTTGGAGCGGCTGAACTGCTCGGGGATGAGCCGACCGATGGTCGCGGCTTGGGCTACGTCCGCGCCCGCGTCGATCTCGTTGATAAGGGGCGGTGGGGCGAGCACGGTATCGACAGATTTTTGGAAGAGCAGGCCGAGGCTCGCCGCCAGCCGATCTTCGACCCGACGGAGATGGAGGAGGCCGCACTGCGCCGCGCCTACTGGGACGAGGCAAAGAAGATGGGCGCGACGCTGCTCAGCCGCCGCATTGGCGGTCCTATCGAGCAGATCGACTGGCCGCCTGACCTGGCCGACTGGGACGGCCGCAAGCGCGCCGCAGAAGCAAAGCGGCGAGCGCTCGCAGCGGTAGCCGCATCAAAGAACGGAGGCAAGAAATGATTGAAATTCGATCTACCGACGACGGCCAGAGTTGGGAACTCAGCGGCCTAGCGAGCGCGACAAACACTTGGTATCCGGTTACGGATCGCCGCGGCAGCTACCAAGAGCGCATCGCGCCCGGAGCGTTTCGCCAGAGCTTGAGTCAAAACCCGAGGGTCCGACTCTTGGTCGAGCACGACCGCAGCGGGCCGCTCCTGGGACGCACGGGCCGCAACCTGCGGCTCTCCGAGAGTAGTCGTGGCCTAGAGGTCGCCGCGACTCTCGACCGCAGCGACCCGGACGCGCAGTCCGCGGTATCGAAGGTCCGGACCGGGCTGCTCGACTCGATGAGTTTCGCGTTCGGGATTCTCGGCGGGGACAGCGGGCAACAGTGGAGCGAGGACTACTCACGTAGGACTGTGTTGGCTGCGGATCTCGACGGCGGGGACGTTTCGATCGTCGAGTTCGGCTGCAATCCCGCGACGTCAGTCTCGGTCCGCTCCGATGAGTTGAAGGGGCGCGCACTAGCCGACGCAGTCGGCTTCGAGGTCCGCAGCTACGGCGCGAGCGGTATCGCCGTCGCGGAGACACGCGGCGACTACACCGACGCGCAGAAAGCGGCGCTCGGGAAAGAAGGCAAAGCGGTCTGGATTGACGGCCATTGGGCCTACCCGGTCGCGACCAAAGTCGATTTCGATGATGCCGTGCAGAGCATCGGCCGGACACCGGGGAAAAACCGCGCGAAGGTCCGCAAGTACCTGATCGGGCTCGCGAAAAAGAACGGCTGGACCTACCCGAGCACGTGGAACACCGATGGCACGACCAGGGCGGCGCCGCGTTCGCTCGCGTCGCTTGAGGAAATCGAGTTGGAGCTACGGGACCTCGATTTTCAGAGAAAGCAGCGCGCGCACCGCTGGCGACTTCCAGCCCCAACCCCCAAGTCCGGCAACGACGTTGAGATCGCTCGCGCGGTCCGAGCAAGTCAGCGGACCGAGCTTGAGCTTGAACTCGCGATGGCCAAGAGCAAGCGGCGATGAGCGCTAACCCGCTCGACGGCTGGACCCGTAGCCCCGCGGACATGCTCCCGGTCAACTGGTCGCCGCACAGCGTCGAGCAGTTCGTTGCTCGCGTTCGCGAGATGCCGCTCGAAGTAGCCGAGCGCGAACTAAGCCGAATGCTCGCGTCGGCGGTCGTGACGAAAACCCGCCCGGATTGGGTCAAAGATCGCGGCGCCCCGGCCTACCTGCTCCTGGGCGACGGGATCGCGCTACCTCTCCGCCGCAACCATCTCGGGGAGCTAGTCGCAAGCACGGTCCTTACGACCGCGATGCCGGCGTCAGACGAGGACCGCGAACGCGAGAACGCCTGGCGGCGCACTTCTCGGGCTGGAAAGCGAGCCTCCCGCCTCGCGATGAAACACGACGGACGACGGCCGGCCTACTTGCCGAGCAAGGACGACGACGCGTGACGCTGAGGATGCTGCTGCTACTCGTGCTGCTCTTTGAGTTGGTTCAACTCTGGGGAATCTTGCTGCTGCTAGTCCTACTCAGAATGTTGGATTGAGCTGCGCTTCTCAAGTTTTTTGGTGCTGGCTGATATAGCTTT